AAATAACTGACTGTTCCACCCTGTAATAACATCTGGATAATCTTGCTTTAAAAAGTTGACAAACTTACGCAACAAGTCCATCTCATCAATACAGTGTATGTAAGTAACGTTAGACTGTTTAGGTAAATAGGGGTAAGTACCAAACGTAGTGATCTGCTTGGTATGGAAGTCTTGGATAGTTATTAGTAGTACCTGTTCTTGCGCGGCACGTGGATCAGGAAACCCATAATCAGTAGACGTCTCGATATCGATAGTAATAATTTTTACATGCTTAATATCAAACTCAATCGTATCAGGGAATACTTTGTTAATAAACTGATATACAAAGTTATAATTTCCATAGATAGGAAAATTACTTACCTCTTGGTACTTCTTAATAAAGTCACGGGCTTCTGAGATTGAAATGAACTTCATCTTCTCCAGATTCTCACCCCAGAGAGATTGATATGGTGTTTGCTTTCCCGTACGCACAAACAATGTAGGTTCAAACGGAATCTTTTGTTTGATTCGTTTACCGTCTTTGATACCCCGAAAAAGAATATTGTTACCGCGTACTACTACATGTGTATAAAATAGCATACTTATCGTATTTGTTGTTTCCAGGGAAACTTATCTTGATATTGTTTAGACATAATTTGATTACCTTGAAGAAAAAATTCACCCTGCACAGAGCCTTCATTTCCTCCAAGCCTATAGTTTAATGTATGCTTACCTGTACATCCATAGTTTTTATGTTGAATCTGGTCTTTAACAATAGAATAAAACCGGCGATCACCACCCCAACCCCAATGCCATAAATGACCTGTCATTATTAAAAAAGATCGACTAAAACAGTAAGAGCTTGAATCGATTAAATAGCTAGGGTTTTCTGGTTGACTTAACCAAATTGGCCACCTACCTAGAGATTCACAATTATCTTCACAAACAAATTGTTTGTCTTTATCATAAATTTTTCTTAGACTATACGACCACTCAAAATTATATTTCTCACACTCTTCTACCAGTGATTCTACATGATTATTATCAAACCAGTTATCTTGGTCTAAGAAAAGAATATAGTCATGTGGTAGTAAATGGCCAATAGCAGCAAATATCCTATGTCCGTAAAACCCGTCAGCACCAGTGTTAAAAGGTAGATAGCAGGTAGTAACACTAGGATGCTCTACTAATTTATTAATAATAAAATCAACCTTACCCTTAAACTGATTACCATCGCAAACAACTAAATGATCTACTGGTATAGTTTGATTAATTACAGACCTGATAGCGTCTTCAAGTTCCGGTGCACCAGTAGTAGGAGTTACTACACATATTTTTTTCAATCCCAAAGCCCTTCATAATATTTTCCAAACAAACGATACCCGTTGGTTTTTCTTGCCTGGTGGGCATCTAAACCATCCCTATCTATTTTTACTTTACCAATTTGCTCATTTAATGGTTCCCCACGTTCAACTTCTGACCAATCAAAAAAAGCTTCATCATCATTATCTTTTATTTTCTGTTCGAAAGCCCAAATCATTTCATCTAAAACCCAATCCCAACGATCAAAATGAAATTCATCAGTATCCCAATCATTTTCTTTAGGTTTGGCATTAGTTGATCTTAAACGTTCCGGAACGTCTTCATCATCTACAAAGGGAGCGCCATGCTTAGTAGCTTTGAGCTGCTTTAACATCGGTACAATAATGTAAGATAAGGTATGGTCCATAGACCAAGTATCCCAATAATCGATCTTAACATAATTAATCTTAGGATGAACTTTATCTAAAAACTTCTGTAACCACTCACAAAATGGGGTTAAATGGCTACTCCATTTTTCAATTAATGGATCATCATAGTCAATTTTTTTTTTCCAAAAGAAAACTTTCTCCAGTATAGTATACGGAGAAAGCCAATGGTAACGGTATTTGTTAATGTATACTTTCATATTTTACCTTTGGTGCCCCCTCGTGGAGTCGAACCACGCACCTTCAAGTTATGAGCTTGCCGCTCTAACCAACCATGAGCTAAGGGGGCAAAAATTATCGTACGCAGGTACGTACTTCATTCCTGTAAGTATTAGTAACAGGGTCATAAACCTGAACTAAACAATCATAATAAGTAGGCTGAGGTGTATAAACAGGGGGAGGGCTTATCACAACTGGGGGTTGATATGCATATGCATTAGCTACTGCTGCGCCAATTATAAGACCACCGATAGCAGGACCTATCCAATGATTGCGATGGTGATGATGATGGTAACCGTGGTGATGGCGGTGTTGTGCAGTAGCAGTACCAATTGATAGTAACAACGACGCGATAAAAGCAGCAACAAAACGTTTCATACGCAACTCCTTATTTGATGTTGGTATTATATATTTATTGCGTAGGAAAATCAAGCCTTAATTATTTTACGTAACGCATCTTTGCGAATAAGGTGAACACGTTGGGGGTATTCTTCCTTAAAAACCCTAACAAATTCAACTCCCTCAACAATCGTAACATTATGGTAGTCGTTACAAAACCATACCTCGTTATTGACTGGGTTAACCAATTTCACTGCATGTCGTTTCATTACATACCTGCAAGTTGAATACCTGATCCGAAATAAGCATTGTACTGGTTGTATAGCTCGTTTACAGGTTTATGCATCCATAAAACGTGCTCAGAGTTTAATATGAAGGTATGATTTTCAATATGCATGGCTACTGGAACTAAAGCCATGGATACCTGCTCGGGGTTAGCCCGATTAGGTACCATTTGCAACATGCACGGGTTTTTTATTGTGACCTTATCACCTTGTGTAACGTCACCTACTAGCTCTTCACCGGTTATTAATTTCATTACTGTAATCATAATTTAATCTTTCTAAAAATTTATGGGCATCTTCTTCATTATAAAACATTCTTAACTCTGACTCCGACCAGGATACATGCTTTAACCATACTAAAATTTGATCGTCAAAAGAGCTGGCTTTCACTAACCAGTCACCTATTCTTACTGTAGGAATCGAGCAAAATAAATTCATTTTCTATAGGTATGAATATATTCCTGTACTTGTCGTTCAATTCTCATTCGTCTACCTTCTGTAATACTCTCTAAAAATTTCCAGATTATATTTAAGAAAATCATAGCTTACCTTTGTACTTGAGTTGTTGTTCTCTGCGCTCAAAATCTGCACGATCTACAGACTGCGAAAGAAAGTACTCCACATCTCTTGTGGGGAGGGAGTACTTATGCACAAAGTCTTTTATTTTTACTAGAAGACAAGTAATCACTTATCTTCCACTAGCAATTCTTTTTGACTGCGTTGTTTGCTAGCATCTTTTACTTCAATTTTTTTCGGTTTTTTATGTTCAGGTATAATTCTTTCTAGAGCGATTCGAAGCATACCATTAAGCATAGCAGCATCATTTATTTCAATGTTATCATCAATAGCAAAAGAACGTGTAAACGCACGATTAGCAATTCCCTTGAATAAGAAGTTGCTACTATCATCTTGAGCCTTGCCAGAAATAATAAGTTTATTATCTTCTAGTGTAATTTCAATATCCTGTGTAGAAAAACCTGCCACAGCAAGTTCAATAACATACTTGTTATCTTCTACTTTGCGAATATTGTATGGGGGGTAGTTTGGAATATTCTTGGTCACATCATCATGAATTTTTGCCAGACGATTATAAGCATCATCAAAACCTACAAAAACTTTATCAAAATCTTTAAACAAATCACGACCAAACACATCTTTAACGTATGTCATTTTTTTCTCCTATTAAGCGAGTAAATGTAAAAAACCAACCCAAAGGCGTTGGCCCGAGGAATATTTTACTAGCCTACCTCGGACTGCTAGTTCCCATCCCTAGGAATAATTATATTTATAAAATCAATCGAAATCCACTCGTTTCTTACCTATATTATATTTTGTCTGCAATTCCCATTCGTCTTTTTCTTTAAATGATATAATTTTTATTTGTGATAGTGGTGCTGAATCTCTTACTAAAGCAGGGTTTACTAATTTTATCAAACCCCAGTCAGACAGCAGTTTAGCAATAGTATTTCTTCTTTCAATATCATTATCGGTTAATTCTGCTTGCTTACCGTCTAGAGCAAATAACTCTTTAAAATGAACTATAAAGTAATGACCTTGTTTATGTAAAATATGGCATGACTGATACAAAACTTTATCTTTTCTAGATGCTACTCCAATTCTAGTTAAAGTTTCCCTGACCTTAAGAAAATCATCTGGGGTATTAAGTGTAACTTCTAGCGGTGCGTACCCCGGTATATCAATCTTGAAGTACTCGTTTGACATTTTTCATTCCACCTCTTTCTAATTTTTGTTTTAATAGTTTGGTTTGAGTTTCGTCAAACAGAGATGCTACCTGGCGGGCTTGTTCAGTGCTATAGTTATAGTATTGTCTAATCATCTCTATCAACTCAACTTCTTGAGCCTTAATCCATTTATTGAATCGTTTTCTGGGCCTGATACTATTTATCAAGAAATCAAATTGGAGTTTCTTCTCAATATGTGGTCTAGAATTCATCATATTAGCAGCCACTACTGTATCGTGTCCGAATGAAAGCCCTCGGTTGACTAGATAAGGAGAATACTGCTTCTCCGACCATTCATCTACTATAAGTTCTTCTTTCGTAAGATGAATAGCATTAATAAATTGGAAGGGGGATATAGAAGGAGTTTTAAAATCTTCTTGAACAATGGTTAAATTGTTTCCAAACTCATCATTAATATCACTCATTTAATATTCACTGCTGCCATAATTTCAGTTAAACAAGCTACTAAGTTAATTTCTTGATCTGCAACAAATGCAGCTTTATATTGATAATCAGCAATAGTTAAGACTAGTTGCGGTACTTGATCGGTTAGTGGTAAAATAGTATCGTAAATTTTACGAAACAACACTACAGGGTCTTGATCTAGATTACCGACTACCCATGTGCGCATCTGCTTCCAGTCTTTACTCTTAAGTGACTGTACAAGATCTTGCATATTAGCATCTTGCAAGTTTACTAGTATACCTTCATCAATGACACCACCCTGGGCATACCGTTGCAATTCATTTAATGTTCGTCTGAAATCGGGAAAGTGTTTTTCTATTACCTTAGCAATAACTTTAGGGTCAGAAGGAATATTATTTTCTTTTAAAATACGGTAGACACGGCGATGAAAGTCTCTCGCCATTTCCGCGCGTTCATCTTTAGGTATTTTGAATTCGATTACCGCACAACGACTATGAAGCGGTGCAATAATTCTATTCTTAAAATTACAAGTAAAAATAAACCTGCAATTAGATGCAAACTCTTCTATAAATCCACGTAAAGCTGGCTGCGTAGAATTAGGATTGAGATAATCTGCCTCGTCTAATATTACTACTTTAGTATTACCAGTAAACGAAATAGTAGATGCAAACGAACGTATCTTGGTTCTTAGTACATCGATACCGGATTCTTCAGATCCATTAATTACAATATAATCTGAATTTAACTCTTCACAAAGAGCCCGCGCTACAGTAGTCTTACCAGTACCAGCTGATCCACATAGCAGCATATTCTGGATATCACCGGCTTCAACAACCTGTTTAAAATAACCTTTAATACTCGATGGGAGAATACAAGCGTCGATTGTTCGAGGTCTGTATGCCTCGACCCATAGGAAATGATCGCTCATAGTACTGACCCGGGCTCACAGGCAATCCAATACTGAAGCGGTCTTGACTCATGTTTAAAATGTAAAAACTTAGCTTTACCGTTCTGTGTCTTAGCTACTGACACCTCATACGCATCAGGTACTACTTTAAAATTTTCTACTGCGATAAACACATCAAAATTATCAAATGATGTTCCTAGACTTTTCTTAAAATTACTAGCAGTCTCATTCTTTCTATCGCTTACTGATAGTGTAACATTTTGATCTTTATTAGTTACCGAAATGGATGGAGCACCTGTAATTGCAGCTGCTTTCATAAGCATTTGCGCGTCTTCCGCTGTCATCTTAAACTTGTAAACAGATGTATGTTGGATCTCACCACTAGGGGCACCAGTTACAATTTCAGGGTTAGAATAATAAAACTCAAAACGACCTGATGAGCTAGTTACTGTTAAACATTTATCTCCGAATTCAACATCTTGATTTTCTATTAGAGTCAGCATAGCTAGGAGTGAGTTTAAGTCGTATATTGCAAACTCATTAGGTATAGATTCTTTAATAGTAGCTTTAGCGAAGATATTTTTTAAGTTAGAGATGGTGCTGACAGTATCCCCTTGCTTAAACACAATATTGGTGTTAATAGAGGCAAAGTTTTTAAGCAATGCCAATGTTTCTTTACTAAACTTCATCACATAACCTCATCATAAAAATATATTATAACAGCTTCAAAGGAATATCTCTACTATATTTCTCCACGCAATATTGTCTTTCTTTTACTTCTAATTCTCTAAACTCAGGTTTAAGAAAAGCTGAGTCGCCATGCTCCCTAAAACATACTAATACATCATCTAATAGAATAGGATCACCGTAATGATAATAGGAGCGATAAAAATACTCACCGTCTACTACCCAAAGTAAACTCTCATCCATTTCTAATGCACATTCTCTTTTTACAGAATAATTAGAAGGGTTACCTGTAGTATTATCTCCATTAACGTACTTGTTACCAAACCAAGGTTTACGAAAGTCAAAAAATTTCGTCCTATCTTGATTACTATGACCGAAGCCAGATATTAACCATTTACCAGGATTAATTTTAAAGGCTTGAACAATTTTTTGTAATGCGTTGGAATCTAGGAAAAAATCATCCATGTAAAGTAGTTTTACAATATCTCCTTTAGCATGGGGTATCGCATGATTGACATTGTTAGCAGCGTTATTGACACCGCTAGTATTTTTAACATACGTAATGTCATACACATGCCTAAACATATCGATAATATTTTTAAGATTATCACCTGGGCTTTGATCGGAAAAAACTAATTCAAAATCTTTATAAGATTGATAAAAAAATTGTGAGCAAAATTCAATTAAAAATTTTTCTGACAGGCCACCTGTCATAGTATAGATAGGGCAAACTATAGATATCTTCATACCATATTTTCAATATAATCGCAGCATAAAGCATGTATATACTTAGAGCGATAAAAGTTATAGTCTACATTAGGGGAAAAATCTAGACAAATCATATTCCAAAAATAAGCGCTCATGGGCTTGGGGTAAGCCCATAGAAAGTGGTGAGATGTTAGCGCTACGTCATCCTGTTGATGCCAAAAATAATTAATATTCCAATATTTTAATTTAGATAAACAATCTAGATTCTTACAGTGCACCCAAAGCTTATCTTCTCGGTCTAATAAAAATGACTTGTCTATAAGAATTTTTGGTTTGTCATGCCCTAAATAGAAATCTTGATTTATAAACCAAACATCTATTTCTACATCAAAACCATTACTAATAACAAAATCAATTTTATCTGGTGTGTTTTCTGTTAAAGGATCTGGACCGTTTATATTGCCGCGATGTGAAATGAACTTCATATCGTTTTAGGGGTACCTAAAGGTTGAACGTTAAGATATACTTTCCAGGGCTGACCTTGATCTACTCTTTTTAGTTTACGAAAACCACGCTTACGAATTACAATATTATCCCCTGGGGTGTATTTTTGATCTATACACTCTTTTACAATTTCTGCAACTTGTAATGTAGTTAACCTGGTCCTTCTATCTTCCCCAGGATAATCTTTTTCACGCAATTTAGTATCAACCCGACCCGGGGAAATTGAGTATGCATTATAACCCTCTAGCCCTAAAGACTGAACAAAAGAAATAACTCCAGATTTAGAAGCTGAATAACCACTATGCTCTGGTTTACCATACATACCGGCAACGGATGCAATAAAGATCATAGGGCGAAAAATATTGGTAGCGATTGATTCTTTTGCTATCAAATAACTACCAATAAGGTTTACTTCAATTTCTTCCTTCCAGTTTTCTATATTAGAATCTTTAACAACTTGCACATGTGAAACACCCGCACAATTTACTATAGCATCTGGGTTATATTTTTTAATAGTTGAACGAATTTGCTTGGCGTCTCTTACATCACATTCTTCTTTGGGTATATTAAATGTCTCTGGATACAATTGACTAATACCATCTCCAATATCGCTTTTACCAAACACTAAAATTTTCATAGAACTACATCTCCGTTCTCTACTTTATCTAAAAAGATTTTAAGTTCATATGGAGTACCTAGCATATGTTTTTTATTTACATCAACCTCGTAAACTGTTAACTTCCTACCCTCATTAATCATTTCATTATATGCAGGGGCAATATAAAACTCGTTGTTAGTGCGAATGTTTTTAGCAATCATCATAACCGTACTATCAATATAATACCGGCCTTTAGCGTAGTAGTAAATACCTGCACATGCTTTATCCGATATAACCACTTTTTCTGCTACCTCCACTACTAAACCTTTCTTTACCAGTGTATAGCTGTGGTGGGGGTTAGTTGAATTAAAGACCACTACGGAACCATCATACCCCTCCGCCTTATTAATATAGTCATCAAAGTCCCATTCCAGATATTGATCACAATTAGCAATAACTAACGGGTAGTCATTATCGATATACTTTGAGGCCATGAGAGTAGTACAAGCGGCACCTTCTGTAACATGATTTAAAGGTATAATGGTACCCTTATCAGCCAGGTATTCTTGCAGCCCTTGATCTAAATGTTCTTGTAAAGCAATAAAAATAAAATTATAGTAATAATTCTTAAGGGTAAGAGAATCAATTACACGTTTAATCATTGGAACCCCTACTACATCGATCAACGGTTTAGGTTTATCATAACCTGCTTCTGTAAATCGTTGACCTCGCCCGGCCATTGGTATAACTATATTAATCATAAACCCTCTTAAGGAAAACGAGCTAGCACTTCACTATTAACAAAATACTGACCTCTTAATCGTCGAGAACAATCTTCGGTACATATACTTGCAAATTCATGCCCGCTCAGCTGATATTTGTCGCTCATAAAATGAATATTTTCTTGACCTATATTAGGAGACAGTATAGAGTAAAAATTATGATTATGCTTTCCTTCATGTCTCCAATCACCAGTTTTTGCAACGTCCATTAAATCGTTAAAAGTCTTTCTAACCCCTGTTTGTAATGATCTGGGCCATGCAAAAAGTACATCCCCTATAAACTTTTCACGCTCCCAAAAACCGTTACCTTCCCTAGAAATAATATTAAATTTATTAAAATCCATGTTAAAATTTTCTAAGGATTGATTAAAATGTAAATCAAAACGACTCATAATAAAAAAATCTATATGATCTTTATCTGCTTGTAAGAAGCATTCTCTACGGGTAGTGAGCTGAGTATTGCCTTCATAAGGTAGTATTTTTATATCGACTGGATTATACAGTTCTTGTAGACCCTGCATGTATTCATGTTGATATGTAGTAACATAAACTTCAACATCGTGAAACTTTTTTAATGGTAAAATTAAGTTATTATTAATATTTGTAAAACAATGTCTAAAGTCTCTATCAGATTTATAACCGTAGGAGATACCCGCCATTAACAAGCCTATTTTCATACAACCTCCAAATTAAGATCTTTAGACAAATCCTTACTTAGATGCTTGAGGCTTACATAATTTGTAAATAGTTGATCTAGTGAGGTAACATGTTCACGTCCGAATCCTTGAGCTTTGTCACTATCAGGTATTTTATTTTGAATTTGTAGCTTTCTTTTTACCATACTAGCTGTATAAGGAGACCAACCGTACCAGCATATTTGAAGCTCTTCGCAATTGTAATTTTCGTAATGCCTACCAAGAGGATAGTTTACCTCTAATTTATTATGAATACATCTAGGCCTTCTTAGAGGTTTAGTTTCTTGTTTATAATGTATTCCGAAATGTTTCTGTTCTATCAAGGGTAGATTAACTAAGGGAGGACTATCTGAATCTAAATCTACCATGACATGACAGGGTACGATTAGTTCTTGATCAGGTGTATCGTTCAATATAGAAAAATTACCTACTAGAAATTCTGTTACATTAAGAGTAACCTTCCAACCGGGTATTTGTTTTTCATACTTCTTAACTTCTTCATCACATAACCTGGCATCAAATAAATCATTAATAGAATCAACTACTACCCATTTAGGACAAATATCTTTAATGATTTCAACAGAATTATCTGTAGAGCCATAGTTAATACATACCCCCCAATCAAACTGGTCTTTATGATGCTTTAACCACCAAGGGAGCAAATACTCTTCGTTATAAAAATGAGTAAGTATTGTTTTACGCATATATTAACTCAACAGTAGGGAAGTACTTAATGTAGGTTACATCCTTATTCATAGAAGAAACTTTATTTTTTATTTCATCAAAAAAATTCCATGCTAAAGGAACTACATAGATATGCTTTCGTTCTTTTTTAATAGTTTCAGGAGGCAGAATAGGTATTCGTGAACCTGGGGTGTATAGATAGTGCTTTAACGGGTTATCATCTACGATATAATCTAAACTAAATTTAGAAAAGTTAATAAAAGTATTACCCTTAGCTGCGGCTCCATACCCTATTACGGTGTGACCTAACTGTCTTAAAGCATTAATAACACCTCTTGTTTCTGCTGCTATACCTATACAGTTTAATGCATACTGTTTCATTCTAAAAGGCGTAAGTAAGTTATCCCGACTTAAAAATTGTGAAGAGTTATCAGGTCCCCATTTAGATAGAACAAATACGAAGCTGCTTCCATGTACTGGTGTTTTAATTACATCTTTAATATACAAACCTGCACGCCTGACTAGGTTTCGCATAGAATTAATAGAAAAGAATGAGATATGTTCATGGTAGATGGTATCAAATTGATTTTCTGATACCATTTCTGCTTGAGATGTTTGGATAAACAAATGACCAGTGTGTGAAAGTACTTTCTTACAACATTCTAAAAACTCTTTAGGGTAAGAGTTATGGGCAAAAACGTTCTGTGCTATAACCACATCAAACTTATCACGATAGTCGTCAAACTTTAGAATAGAGCTCTCATTAAAATAGTCGCATATGACATTATGATTTTTAGAGCTTAATGCATGTAAGTTTTCAGCAGGATCAATACCGTATGTTTCGTACCCACGTTCTTTAAAAGCATCTAACTGAGTTCCATCATTACACGCTATATCTAAAACTTTTTTACCAGAATTATAACGCGCAACTATATCTACAAAATCTTTAAAATATTGCTTAAGAGTTTGGGTTGTACCACTTACATACAAATAATTTTTAAAAAGCAAATCAGGATCAACAGCCTCAGTTAGTTGAATATGTGTGCAGTCATTGCAGTAATTGATTGCTAAAGGAAATTCATCCTGGGGGTGGTTCCTATCTTGCAGGTAACTATTTGCAAGGGGCTGTTTATTGAGATCAAGTACTAATTCTAGATTGCGTTCACCACAACATAGGCATCTATTAAGATACTTGGTAATCTGCATGAATAATCCTCTCAAGCTCTATTTTAGAGTTTTCATTCCAACGACGATGAGAACCTGCCACAAGATGAGCACCCATGAGTTTCTTTTCTTCATTGTAAAAGTAACAGGTACCATAATCAGTAGCGTCTGTTTTCCAATGACAGGTTTTAACTTGATTGTCTAATATATATCGTCTTATTTTACTACCTACCTCTACAAAACCTGTACTACGACCTTGATTTACTTCTTGCTCTGTAATAACCCAGGATGCGGAGCGCGCAAGTTCAATATCATAATAAGCACCAAAGCAACAAGGTATGTTTTCAAACTTAGATGGGTCGATATTAACCCATTGCTTGGTGTCCTTACCATCATTATATTCACAACCTACCGCTCTATAGCCTTCTTGAAACTTGTTATTTACATAATCTAGTATATTATTATTAAGTATAAAAAAATCCGAATCAATAATAGATACTATTGGAGAAGTACAGTATTGTAAACCATAATCAATAGCACGACCATGCGATACCCCATCAAAGGTTGGTTCGCTTGTTAAAGGTAAAATTAAATGCTTACTGCTAGATGTTTTTATAGGTATTTTTTCCTTATCAGGGGTATTATCCACAATAACTAATCTATACTGATTAGACGGTAATCGTTTTTTAAAATTATCTACCTGCAGGGAGATTAGATCATAGTTTCTGTAAATAACAATTAAATGGTCTATCATATTAACCGTGATATTCAAAGTATTCGTTTCTAATAACTACTTCAGGTTTTTCATTATTATAACAGTTTATCACGCTGCTTACCACTTTACTAGGTGTACCTAAAAACTGAAAGTGATAAGTTAAAGCAAACTTAGAAGAAGATATAGCAAAGTTATAAACACCAGGTTTATCTGGTAAGTATTCAATATCAGCTTTAGTCTGAAGTCTTACTTCTTCTGCCATAACTTCTACAGTAGAATTAAAAGAAGCTAGATTATAGATTCCAGAAACAAATCCAGTCTTACTATTAAGGATTGCATTGATAGCGCGAGCTAGGTCATCAATGTAGAGAATAGGTCTGCTAACGTGTTTATTAGTAACAAAAATTTTCTTATCTCTTAGTGCATTAAAGACCATAGAATTAATCATTAGGTCTTTTCTAATTACAGGTGAAGCACCATTAACAGTACCGAACCTTAATCCTATCAAGTTACGCCCTGCGCTTATTTGTTGTAAGGCATACAAGTCTAATGTAGTTTTAGTAAGATCGTAGTTATTAATATAATCCAGACTAATATCTGTCTCAACCCCTACTGTAACATTCTTATCACCATAAACAGAAGAACTACTAGCGTAGATTATTTTCTGAGATGGTAATGTGTTACTTAACAACCATTTAAAATTACTTACATTATTTAACCAAGGTGACTTTAATGGACCTAAGCATGACTGCACACTTGAATGACCGGCTAGTAGTATAATATATTCAAACTGGTGTAAGTACTCCTGGGTAAGTTTGTTATAATCCTGAGCTCTATTACCAAACTGTACTATTTTTTGAGCTTGTAGGTGCTTAGAAATATACGACCCTATGTAACCAAAGCCACCTAATATTAAAATTCTATCACGATTCATAATTATATTCGTTGAGCGCCTTTGCAATTTTAATAACATCCCAATTATCTAACCACCACCCGTTCGGTATACAAACTTGGGTTTCCGTAAACCTATCTACTCCAGGTAGAGGCCCGTCGTAAAAATGCCTAGTTGTATCGTACTGATCATTTCTAAAGTGAACCGGGCTACATGAAATACCAAGGTTACTTAAGTAATTTGTAAAATGATCTTTAAGACCTGGTTTGACATGCATACTAAACAACCAGTATGAATTATTTGGATCCCATTTAGGAATGGTTAAAAGTTTATTGTTAACATTTTCACAGTAATAACGACTGTTAAGCCTGCTTAAATTTACACTCATAGAAGCATGAGGTAAGTTTTCGATACCTATAGTAGCATTAACATCATTCATATGATATTTAAACCCTACTTTAGTTATGTTTTGAGTGCATCTAAACGATTCGTTCTTAGTCCTATCTAAACCATACCATCTTAAAATTCTTGCATCTTGTTCCTTATTAGAAGGACAGATAAGCATACCACCGTCAGCTGTAGTTAAAAATTTTATAGCCTGGAAACTATAACAAATGTAATCTCCGCGTTCAATATCTTTATTAAGGAATGAATCCCATGTATGAGCAGCATCTTCTATAACCGGTATACCGAATGATTTAAGTGCACCGTAATCAGCAAATTTACCTCCCCAGTTAACTGCAACGATAGCTTTAGTTTTATTATTAATTAATTTCTTGACGGATGCAGGATCTATTAAACCTGTTATGGGGTCAATATCCGCCCATCTTATTCTCGCTTGTCGATGAATGATATGTACGTTGGAAGCAAAACATGTTTGTGGTGTGGCAATTACTTCTCCGAACCGATCTACATTACATAATTCGAGTGCAAGATCGATAGCTGATGTACATGAATTTACTGTAACTGGTCTTGTTTTAGTTCTCAATTCTTTTTGAAGTAAATCTTCAAACTCTTCCACCCTTGGACCTTGACCTATAAATCCAGACTGTAATGTCTTACCTACAGCATCATTAACTGTAGGTGACATTTTAACTTTAAATAACGGAATCATATTGATACTCCATAAAATACAAACGGTCATTTTCTCCAGTAACTTTAAAGCTTAAAGCTTCGTAAGTTTTAAATGCACGTGTATTAGATTTAAGAACTTCTAATCGTATAGGTAAAGTTTTAGTACACTGATCGATTAAAAACTTAAATACAACCTTACCCAACCCACGGTCACGGAAAGGAGTTAATAATCCCCCGGTAAGTAAGAACTCATGTTCGTTTTTATGTATAACACCAAAACCAGCATCAACTACTACAGCACCATGTTCTATAGCATAGGCAATGTAGAGTTCATATTTTTTATGAGCATCAACAAACCATTGATGTTGTTGCTCAGTAGTAATATAGTTTGTACTTCGAGTCATGTACTCCCTACAATCATTTCGAATAGTGCGTAATATTTCCGCTTCGGCAAGTGTAGTAACTCGTTTAAAAACCAGATGGGGTGTCATAAAAACACTTCCTTAAATTTCATCATAACCTCAGTAGGATTAAATGGTTTAACTCTGGTACTCCAGTCTTCTTGTTGTTGAAAGTCTTTAGTTTTAAAAAGTAGAGACTTTAATTGTATAGCATCTGCGTACAAAGTACCACTACCATGAAGCATCTCTCTATGATTCATATCGTGACCGTCCCTCCAAGCAAACACTGGTTTATTTAAGAATAGAAACTCAGCTATAGATAAACCAAAACTTTCACCTCTTGTTCTAGCATGTAACATAGCATCACAAGAATTAATAAAGTTTGCTTTCTTTTGAGGTTCATGTAATTCATTAATAAATTTAACCTGAGGGTGGTCTATAAAAGGTTCCGTGCCTACAAACAAAAATACAAACTGGTCAGTCTCATAAACTAACCTGCTAATCATATCTTTTACAAAAGGCAAATCAAAGGTATAATATCCCCCTATCCTTCCGATAACTATTTGATCTTGTCGAATGCCTAAATGTTCACGGAAATTTTTATTTGGTGTGGGGAGATGAACTATATGAGGGACGAAGGGTACCTGACCGTTAGTCATATGCTTAGATAACCATTCTGAGATGTAAGCATATCTATCACCATGTGGTTCATAAAATTGAAAGACAGCATGGACAGCGGTTTTACAATTAGCTGGTAACTCTTCTTTTTTACCAGAATTAATAAAATAAGCTAAATCAATATTATGTTGATCAATTTTTTTTTCTAGATCTCCTGCTCTATATCCTATTACTTCAAATTGTTTTTCTAACGATTCAATAACGGTAGGTTCGTTACCCATGTCTTTTTCTTGACCGTTAGTTTTACAATAAGCTATAACCGGGTCTAATCCTAAAATTTCTCGAGTATACTTAGCATAGTCGGTAATAGCTACTGTTGTACCCCTATAGTTCAAGGTATTAGTATGAAATAAGATTTTCATCGAACAATGTTTCCAGAATAATTAAAAGTAGTAGCTTTTTGAAAGTTGGCCGTATTAAACGTACCTTCTAAAACCATATCACACATATCAACAAAAAGATCAACATTTTGTGCCATGCGAGACTGATAGAGATGGAAGATTGAATCATCGAACACAGTACCAATACCATAATAACCAAGGTTACCTAATGGCCAAAGTCCTTCTTCAGGTTCTTTATAAAAGTATGTAGGCATTAAAGCGCGGTATTTTAATCCTTTTTCTTCTGCCAGGTATGAAATTTCTTCCGCAGTATCCGAACGGTAAGTTTCTGTAAAAGAAGGACTACCCAACCGAGTATAAGCTTCTTTACTAATACAATAAAAACCGGGTGCGGCATAGATATGACTTTTTGGAGGAATGTGATTACTTACCTGAGCTATGCCTACAAATGTTTTATTACGGTGTGCATACCGCACATACTCGTAAAAGTTCATATTGAGCGGTATGCAATCTGGTTCAAAAAAAACTACCACATCAGACTGGGATTGTTTAATAACTGCTTCCATCCATTTACCGTGATTAACACCATTTAAGTGATGGTAATTAATAGGTATGTTAGCATGATGCATGACCCGTTTATGGGCATTAAGCATATGGGTATTAACATTATCCCAATGCAGGGAATGTATTTCTATTTTCATATTCACCCTTTCATAACGAAAATGAGACTAGGCGCTTTATTTAGGTAGATATTTCCATAAATTTATCTTGCTCTACAATCTTCTTTTTAAGATCTTCTAACAAGATAGGGGCATAGTCAATACACTCCACACTTACGTTAAAGTATTTCGAATCTATCTCTCCGTTTAATAAAACACGCCTATAGTGAAGATGCCCGTGCACGTTACAACCAAACCGCTCAATGCTATCCCGATGTATTGGAACATGGCTGAGTATAAGACCGGACATTACATGGTAACCTCTAATATCTCTAAAGTACTTAGTATAGTCGTTAAGTTTAAAGATATCATGGTTACCTTTTATGAGAACCTTATCACCATTAAGACGATCAAGAATAGCAAGTGATTTTCTTGCAATAACTACATCACCAAGATGGTATACTTTGTCATTCTTGCTTACTCGTTCGTTCCAACGCTTGACTAGTTCTTCATCCATTTCTTCTGCATCTTTGAAAGGACGAAGAGGTGACCCATCATCACGCTTAAAAACTGTGCAGGTTTTATTATGCCCGAAATGGGTATCTGATATGAGCCATGTTGCTGGCATGTTGTTCTCCTTGTGGTGCCCTTTGACAGAATCGAACTGCCACTTCCGGATTACAAAACCGGCGCTCTACCATTAAACTAAAAGGGCGAATTTGGTTGGCTACTAGTTCCCACTAGCCCCAACCTGAGGTATTGCCCTGTCCAGTGTCTTGTGTATCCGATGACACGGTCGTATCTTTTGTTTTACCCTGCCGGATGAATGGCCCGGAGGGAGGAAAAAAGAAACCTAAGACTCCTAACGCTGGTCTTGTCGCGCCTATGATAACCGACATAGGTCCGGGGATCTGGTGGTGAAGGTAGGGATCGAACCTACTTGCCGAAGCCACGGGTTTACAGCCCGCTGCCCTACCATTAGAGCATCTTCACCATGTCTGGCTCCAGAGGAGAGGTTCGAACTCCCGACCAAGACGTTAACAGCGTCCTGCTCTACCACTGAGCTACTCTGGAATTAACTGGTCTCGGATGCAAGAATCGAACTTGCGCCTCATGCTCCCAAAGCACGAATGATTCCATTTCACCAATCCGAGATACTGGAATGAGGGATCGGATTTGAACCGATGGCTTTACAGTTTTGCAGACTGCTCCTTTGGACCACTCAGGCACCCTCATATAAAATAACCATATTGAAACATACTCACGGCTCTAAACCGCTGAACAATACTGCCCTGATAGAATATGCTTCAATATTATTGCCGGTTACAAAATCCGGCGTTACATTTTCGGAGTAACTGTTCTACCTATCCCGTCACCGACTTCGTTTAAGACTCGCCGCCTTTATACACGCTGATGGCCACGTGTTATGATATTGCTACCATATTGAAACACACTCATCAAACTCCCTAGGCGGTTACTCTAGGTCCTAACGCTTTTCGAACCGTAGACCAATACGGCAGGAATGTGCTTCAATATGGCGGTCCCTACGGGAGTCGAACCCGTCCCTGCGGCGTGACAAGCCGCTATACTAACCGATATACTAAGGAACCATATCTTTGTTATAATAATGCTTTAGTAAAATCTTTGCAACACTTACATCAATTTTTTCTCGGTTACAATAATTCTTTATTCTAAAGTGATCTTTATTTAAATTATCAGCTATTTCTATCTCTTTAGCAACTATTACGGGCTCACAATTTTCAAGATGCTCTAGAAGATGCATAGGTTTTAAACTAGCTTGTGTAGGTATATAACCTTGAAAATTTAAAAACTGACTGATAGCATAATCTTCCGGTAAATTCTGATTAATAATTTTTTCTTGATGTTGAATAATTAAACTTACTAAGTCTGGGGTTAGAATTAAACCTGTACCACTTACATATAGAGGAGTTTTTTCACCATTTAAGAAACAGGTTCTACAGCTACCACTATACATGTTATGTAGCGGTAATGTTTCCAAACGCTTCAATAACTTACTAAAAACCCAAAACGTGCTAATGTTAGTCCGAACTAAAAATTTATATTGAAAATGTTGTTTAACATATTCCATAGCACGTATAGTTTTAGTAATCATTCCTGGCCATGTATTTTCCTCTATGAAAGGAAAATAAAGATCATACGATTGAGGATCGAAGCTTACAGGATTACCATACACCATAAAAACTTTTATGAGTGGGTTAGTATTTAGGTAGCTTTCATATACCCGTCTAAATTCTTTATATAATTTTTGATTGTCAGAAGCTAGCACTAACATAATGACCGGTACTTCACTTTTCATATATGTTATACACTTTTTCTAACAGCCGTGAAAGAATTATTTTATCTACATTGCGATTTAATCTATTTTTTGCTCTGTAATGATCTTGCTGCAGAAATATTGACTCATTATATATTTTATTAAAGTAAGATTCCATGAATGTATTAGACATAAACATATTCGATACTTCATGTCTAACATGCCTGGGTTGATGTTTAATACCAAGATATGTTTCAATACCTAAACAAAGGGATAAATCCTCCATATTTAAAACAACTCGTTGATTTATAATATTTTGCTGGAAGGGTAGGATTTCTCTTACCACATCTCTGCTCATAATCATATCATAACCAGCTATATAGCTTTCTGGAACGAAAACCTTACCTGCATTTTTTCCTAACATAGCTTCTACAACATCTTTAGTTATAACAGTACCTGCCAGGCATTCTTTTTCAGGTAAAGTTTTTAATCTATCTAACAATAAAGGTAAGTTCCAAAATGTGCTTAAATTAGTTCTTATTAGATAATTATAGTCATAGGTACGGTCAATAAACTTCATAGCCAGTAACGTCTTAGTGATCATTCCTGGGTAATTGTTTTCTTCTACGTGCTCAAAAACTAAATCGTAAGGCTTCCTTTCTATTTTGGAATTGCCATATACATAAACTATCTTAATATCAGGGTTAGTAGTATGATATGATTCCCAAATACGTTTAAAGTAGGGAAACATAGGTTTCCATTCTGGATAAATTCTAGGGCTTGACCACGTAGAATTATCCAGACATTCATCATCAGATGATAGTACTAAAATAATAGCTTGATATGTCATATAAGAAAGCCAGACTAGCTGGCTTAAAGTTAAGCCATTTCAGCGTATTCTAGAGCAAGCTCAAGCGCTTGTTCTTTCTTTACACGATTCAAACCATACCAGGCTGAAGAAAGACGAGAATCTTGCGAGCGTCCCAACTTATGATCGACCATGTAGGTTACGGTATTGAATGCCTGCCACCAGGAGCCCTCGGCAAACCTAGCACCCGGTTGGGTATGAATCGTTGCCATAGCTTCCTCAGACTGCCTACCTACAGGTAACTTACGTAGATCTAATTTCTTAGATTCATCTTTAGTAAACGATGGAAATACCCGATTAAAATACTCTGTCAGCGTTTCTTTCTGATACTTCTTCTGACCTAAAAATAAAGCCTGCTCCTTATACTCATCTAAACGCTCTTTAGCAATACCCAGAGTCATTTTAACCTGGTCACCATTAAACTTAGCACGATGGTTAATCTTGACGGCGTGCTGATTGGCACTATTAAGTGCTAGTGTATGAGTATTGTTGCATACGACCCGTACAGGGGTAAAACGAATATCGATAGAACGACCAAACTCATGAGGGTTAGAAAATAGCAGAAAGCCTTCAACCTTGTCTCCTCCAAAAAGTTCAAATGAGTCTTTAATCTGAGCCATAGCCCACACCATCTTACCTTCACGAAGGGAACCAGCCGTATGCATTTCCATATCGCCGGCTTTAACAAAGTCATCAAAAAACTGAAATGCTTCTAAATTTTGTACTGGGTTCCATTGATCAGAAATTACCGTCAATACCTTACGATCAGTAGAACGAACTAATGCACGAGCATGAGTTAGAACTGGTCCTGCTGTGTCGTTAAAAAACAAAGGCATTTTTTCTACAGTCCAGTCAAGCCCTGCAGCCTGTAACATTTGCTCTGGAGAAACATCGGCAGGTACTCGCTTACCTAAACCATGCCATGGAGTTTCTCCTACATAAGCCATAGAAGCTGTACCGTCTTTTGCAATTTCAAGTTCGTGTGCCATCAAAGTTCCTTATCAAGTTAGTTCAATCATTATATACTGATGGAGTGAGTAAATCCACGGTTACATAAAAATACTGGAATACTGTTCCAATTTTTTCTGCTTAACTAAAATCATAGTTGCTAATTCCTGAGGTTGGTAAGGAACAATTCCAAACGATTCTACTAGATCAAGCATGCAGCGTACATCAGCCAGTTCACGCTTTAAGGCATCTGTATTTTGTTCTAAACCAAACCGTTTAATTTTGCTAATAGCTACAATGACTTCAGCACACTCTTCTGCTAGTATAGTCAGTATCTCATCCTGTTTACTATTCATCGTTATTTTTCCTATGTTTAGGTTGACGAACATAGCGAACCTTGGATGGTACCACGCGCATGCGGTACTTAGGGGTTCGAACGTCTTTAGCTACTACGTTTCTAGACATGTTATTCACCGTATTGTTCGTTCAGATCGGCTATCACCCAATCGGCAATCATGGTTTGACGATCGAAAGCTTCCTGCTCCCACGGTTGCTGGCGGTAGGCAGCATACACCCGACGATTCTTATAAGCTTGACCATGCCACAACCAATGAAACTTACCTTGTTTAAACGTATGAGATAGGCGCCCTTCATGGTATTGTTCGGCATGTACCATTTCATGGGCTAGTACTTCCATGGCCTGACGCCAATTCAGTTTATACGATAGCTCCACCGTTCTGTAGGCATGAATATAACGCCCGGAATAGCCCGATGGACATGAGGCAATCCGAACGTTTAAATTATCCGGTACGTTCAAATATTTTTTAAACGTATCGATCGTTCGATTGACTACATGGGCTACATCCAACCCTAAGTTACGGCGACGGCCGTTTAACACAGCCGCCGCTATATACAACCCACCACCGAGATGTCGATCACTAGATTTCATAAGTTCTCCTATACCATCATTATAGTGGCATCAGGAAAATTAGCCACCGTTACTTATTAGCGGTTCAGTATTAGGAACGGGTGTTTCGGGTAAAAGGAAATAATCCTCTAACTCCAACCAAATATACATGTCAATGCATTCGGCAATCGTTTCTTGTGTAGGAGTTTCGACATGCTTGTAGGCACGACGTAACCCGGCCTGAATTCCGTTATCAATGCATCGTTCTAAGACCGCACGTGTATTAACCTGCATATTGACTCCAAATTAACCATAGTAAATAACCACCTGTTATTCCCAGTGCCAGCCATTCTAGTAGCGTAAATTGCGTAATCCAGGGAAAAATCTTAGGGTGATGATACCAGCGCACTAGCTTCATGCATCACCCGGCTCGTCACGTATTACTTTAAAGGAGCGCCTACGCTCCATAGTCTCTTCATTTTTCTTGTTACTCTCACGAATAGACTCAATCCGTGAAGCGCGGTACTCCGATTCTTTTATCAGCTCGGCGGCTTGATTCTGTGCTTCTTCTATATCAACAAATTCAGTAGCTATAGCCATAGTTACCAGTGCTTGTAATTGAGTTAAATGTAGCTTGACTACATCACCATCATCAAAACTTACATCAAATCCTTCACCATTCCACCATTCGGCAAAATGTAACGAAGTAGGTTGTAACCCATCTACATCTATGATACCAACGATACCATTGCGACGCAAATCATTCAAATCATTCATAAGACCTCCATAAGTATTGTTATATTACATGATAACATTAAAAAAATCAACTCTCTCTTTACTTGTTAGCTATATAAATATATAAATTCATTTATATGTCTTACTCCTTTTCAGGAAGCATTCATGGCCGCTACTATTGTATTAAGAAACGTCAAAGGATCAGCTCTTACAACAGTTGAATTAGATGGTAATTTTTCTAATTTAAACTCTTGGACTAATACTGTCGATGCTAATGTGGGAGTTTTAAGTAGATTAAACACTACTTCATCTAACACGTCGAACTTAGTATCTGCTATTAATGAAGTAAATGCTAACACTGGTGTTGCAGCTGCAGTGTATGGTAATGTGCTTAATATTCCAGCACTTACTATAAACGATAAAGGTAAAGTAACCAATGCATCTAATGTAAGTATTGGCACGTTAGCTCTTACTAATCCCTATCACCCCAATGTAAAGTTTACTGGTAACGTTACAGAAACTGTTTATCCGTTATCAACAAGCTCTATCATTCAATCTACTAATGGTACTATTTTAACTAGAGCAGTGACTGGTACTACGAATTTTACCGATGGATTGACCAGTGGGCAATCGGTTACTATGATATTATATGGCGGGGCATCTTATACTGTTACTTGGCCTGGAATGACCTGGATTTCTTCTTCGGGAAATGTAGCACCTACTTTAACAGCAAAAGATTCTCTAGTATTTTTTAAAGAAAATTCTAATTTATTTGGTATATACGTGGGTAAATTTACATGAGTAGCGGTCCTTTAACTAGACGTTTAATTACTGTTCAAAAGTCGTTTTTAACGGAATGGACGACCAACTGGGTAACATCTTATTCTACGGGATGGTCTACTAACTGGTCTACTACATGGGACGAAAGTGTCTATGGTAACACTACTACAGCTTACTACACAACATGGGGAACTGTAGGTAATTATGAATATGTACCATATGCGCAAAACACCAACTGTGTACCAGTTAGCGCACCGGCTTCAAGAAACACAGCAGCAGGGGGTACAACTAACACATGCGCTGCTGCTGGTACTTGCTATGAATTTAATCGGGACAACGTATTCAATGGAACCTGCCCGGGAGTTTCATACCCCGCTGGAGGTGCACCTGCTGGTTGGTGTGGATATAGTGTAACACAGACATGCGGACCTAGTATTAACTGCGGTTTTTGTTCTACTAATAATTGCGGTAATTACGAAATAAATTATTCTACACCGCAAACGGTTCCTATTGAAAACGCCACCAGCTGGACTACTAATTATCAAAGTTGTCAGTATACCTCCTGGACAGAATACCAGTATGTGGAAAATTATTACAGCCAATATACATCACGGTCTACACAAACTACAATTAGTGTTAGTTACCCTAGCCGTAATACGTCTATTAGCACTTCTCGTACGACCGGACCAAGTACTAGCTACCTGACATCGGTCATGACATTCTAAAAAAGGAATTTACATGCATTTTGCAAAAATTGAGAATAATACACCGGTAGAGTTCCCAATCAGTGAGCAAGATTTAAGGAAAACCTTAAGTAGTATCTCTCTACCTACCACCATTAACCCCAGTGCTTTAGAAGGTTTAGGTTATGTATGTGTTAGATCGGGTCGGGCAGATGAAACACCTACTCCTAATCTTACCCACGCAGTTGCGTTAGTTGGGTGTGTACCTGACCCGGATACTGACGGTTATTGGAAGCCCTTATATGAGCTTCAACAAGCAGAACCTTCCGAAAGCAATCGCCGTATCAGAAAACAGCTAGCGTTAATTAGAAACAAACGCAAGGTATTGTTTGATGAGCTAGATGTAATGATTAACCGAGCGTTAAGAGAGCAGCGTTTAGGTTTAACGGCTACTATTCCATTAGCTAACCTTGATGCTTATGGTAAGTTACTGGCCGAAGTTACCGACCAGCCAGATATCTTTAATATTACATGGCCAGTACTGGAGAGATAATATATTATGACAAACAATGACAGTAATACTGATATTATTACTAACATGGAAGAAGCAGTTAGGCAAGGTAGAATTAGTAGAGATACCTTTCTACTTAATAAACTAAGTGAAAAAACAGCTGCTCCTATTGAACCTGGACAATCGGTAGTTGAACGTCATATGAACAATACTATACCTATTATTTCTGAACAGCCACCGGAAGATCGCTCTAGCGTGGCATTTCGTATTGAAACTTGTAAGAACTGCGATCGATTAAATTCTCTAAAGTTCTGTAGGGAATGTGGATGTTTCATGCCTGCAAAAGTTAGAATTAAATCTGCAGCTTGTCCTATAGGTAAATGGGATAAAGCTACCTAATTAAAAAGTATATTATATTATGAAATTTGCAAAAGATTTAATGAGTGATCGAGAAACTCAATCCAATAAAGTTGGTACGTTTGCCACGCGTTCATTAAGAAATGCTTGGGCTGAAAGTATTGAACCATTAGTCCGCGATCTTGCCCCCTATCCTATCACCTACGATGTTCAGGTTCATTCACCTTATTTAACTAGTATTAATTTTAGTGAGTATACCTATACGGAATTTCTAGGTGGGGTATGGATTGGCACGCAGTCGGGGGAAATAAACTGTAGAATGATAGAACAGGCCTCACTAGGCCCCTACCCCATGCTTTCTAATGATACTATTAAGCAAATTATTGGCGACAAGTATACCTTATCAACCGATCTAGGTAAGTGGAAGCATGTTAAGAAGGTTATGTTTATCCCAGGTCATAATCTTTTAGGAATTACCAGTCACGAAGGTATGAGTCGTTTAATTTTTGAGCAGGATGACATTTATATCAAGCCGCACCCTATTACCAACGAAGATGCTATTAACTTTATAGGTAGGAAGTTCGGTTGGAATAAAATTATAGATAAAGACTTGTCTGGCAATGCCTTATTAGCACAGTGTGATGAAATTTACACCACCTCAGCCTCAGAAATGAGTATTACCGGTACGTTACTAGGTAAACCGGTTTATAATATTACTAATTTTCTGATGGAAGGGTATGGGGCGTATTTTCCTATATCCAGATTAGTATTTTCAGCCCGTCAACAAATAGAACAAGCACAACGCGCCTTACATAACATCTTCTCCTGCCCCTGGTCGGGGGTTATTCTACCCATTCACACTAACATAGAAGAAAGAATACGTTCTTTTTACGCTAAATCATTAGAATACCGAGAATTATACAAGCCCCTCACCCCTCCCTGGCATCCTAAGAATTCTAAACCCGTTAATACTACTTCTTAGGTGGGGTTTTGGGGGGAAGCTTGTGAAAATCCTGGGGTGAGAAGAAAAGTCGGTGGGTATAGATGTACCACCCCGTCAAAATTAGTTTTTCTTCATAGGGTGCCGGGCATCCGCGATGGACATGGGTAAATCCTGCCGGCCAAATCAAGGTTAACCCGCGTTTTGGTTTAACTTTCAGTCGTTGATAGAAAAACTCCGTCTCCCCGCCTACTTCTATATCGTTTAGGTAAGTCATAAACACAAAAGCCCGTAAAAACTTCTCATGCGCCGGTCCATACGTTTCCGGATGCCACATACTGTAGTGTTTACCAGGTTCGTAGTGTTGAAGATTAAACGGGGTGCTTGCTTGGATGTAGTTAGTATCGTTATGATCGGGGATTACCCAGCGATAGACCTTACAGTACTGCAAAAACAGCCAATTCATAGCATGAATATAGCGCTGTACAGTTTTAGGGGGCATGAGTTGGGAGCCAATATGCGTATACCCTCTAAAATTATCAGTAGAATCACTACCCATAGCTGGTGTAAACTGTGAATGCTGATTTTTTCTAATATTCAGAAACTCTTCTATATCATCTTCGGGTAGATAGCTACTGAGTATAAAAGTATCGGGGGTGGAGGGGCTAGTAACCTTAGTAATTTTATGGGACATAGGGTTACATGGCCACGAACACAACCATCGTCAGTCTAGGTTCGGCAGTTCCGGTGTGGAGACAGGTAGCACCGTGCCAGAGTCTGGAGTCAAACGACACCAAACGGTTATAGACGGGTTTCACCATCAGGGTTTCTTCAAATTGTTCATAGTGTTGGATGAGTTGGGTATGGGCTTGGGGGTGGGGTGGTAGTTGCCCGGTCTTATTAACATGATATTTCAGGTCTGTAGCTGTATAGATCTCATCGGCAGGAGCCGATGCTTGATAGATCGTAGTACCACAGGAGGTAGACACCTTAGGATTCAGAAAAACTATGCCGGTCATTTGTATGACCGGGCCCCCAGGTCCAACTTCGGCATGATCGTGATGTACAAACCCACGATTCAGGATATGTTGGGGGTCGGGATTCAGAGGATTGACTGTTTGAAAGTGTATTTGTACTTGAAGATTCAGGTTACCGGACTGATATTCAGGAGGAGGTACGGCAAACCGACCGATTTCCTTCATTCGATCCATAACATGTCGTGTAAACTTGGTATAGGTATTGTCGCCTTGCTGTTGAAGTACGATGGAGGCACGAGAACCAGGCCAAAAACCGTCAGGTTCTGGGGTATAAGTTTGAAGTTTAGCAAATTCTACGATATCATCAGGGTCATCGAAGAAGTTATCTTGTAAGATAGTAGGGTATATAAAGTCTTTCATAGTATCAGTTCGTTAGCGTTATCGGAATGGCCTAGGGTACCGGTTAAGAAGGTGTTAAAGGCCAGCGATAGACGGAGTTCAGAAGAAGTAATGGGTGTCACAGTATGGGTGGTATGTGAGGAGAAGATGATTAGATCGCCGGTCAGTACCGATATGGGGTAACGATCTTTGGAAAGCGGTGATACCTCACGATGCTTGACCTGAATATTCACTCGATCGTATTCCCCACCCCGGGTAAATACAATAGAATCAGTATCCGATGCACGAATATAGAATACACCAGACAAAAAACTATTGGAATGGGTATGGGGGTGATGATGCTGTTGGGTGGTACCATGCACCAACCAAGACTGTGTAACACGAATACCGGTATAGTCGTAAAAGCCATAGAGTCGGGTAATGATATGCTTCAGTTGAACGTCTATGGCTTGACGTATAGGTTCTAGAA